AAAGTGGTTTAAGTTCGATCCATCAAAGTGGATAATGGGCAGAATATCAAGGATGCCTGATGATGTTCAGGTTGGATTTATTCGCCTTTGTTGTAAGTATTGGAACGATGAATGCTTGATGACAATTAATAACGCCCGTTTGGAGATCGGAAACTCATCTTTTGAGAAGCTAGTAGATTTCCAAGTTATCAAGTTGAATGAAGACTTTATAGATATATCCTTTTTAGATGAGCAATTCAATTCATTTGAATCTGTTAGAGAAAAGAGAAGTTTAGCGGGAACGATCAGCGCGAAGAAAAGGGCAAAAAAAGCCAAACATATGTTCAACACAAGTTCAACACATGTTGACGATAATTCAACACATGTTCAACAAAGTTCAACAGATAAGATAATAGTAGATAAGAAAGAAGAGAAAGAGAATATGATAGATAGTCGCAAATTAAAATTTGCTTCCACGCTAAAACCATTTGTAGAGAAATATGGAAAGGAAATGATCCGAGAGTTTTATGAGTACTGGACAGAACCAAATAAATCGAATACTAAATTCCGACAGGAGCTTGAAAAAACATGGTCGTTAGAACGTAGGCTAGATACATGGGCATCGAATCAAAAATCATTTGAAATCAAAAAACCAACTCAAATAACATGGGAGTAACGATAGCTCCGCTACAACTAGCGGCAGAAATACTGAAAAGAAAGAAGACAAACAGAAGACGCGGTTTAGACGTGGCATGGTCAAACGCCAACGAGTTTATAAGCTTGAAGCGTGGTTATCCGATAATGGTGGCTGGAACGGCTGGCGTTGGAAAGACTGAGATTGTGGCTGACATAGCAATAAACGCAGCTATCATGCACGGATTTAAGATATGTTGGCTTAGTCCTGAGATGGGTGATAGGTATGAAATCACCGAACAGATCATAGAAAAGCTTTCTCAAGGCAAAGTACTTGAAGCAAACGAAAATTCACTAACTGACGATGAAACTATCGAGATTCTTACATGGATCAATAAACATGTTCGCATTATAGACCCAACCGTTTCTTGGAAGGGAACGATGGATGGACTGGCAATGAACATAGATAACCTGTTCAAAGCAATACAGGAAAGCGAGCAAGAAATGGGATCTAAATTTGATATGATTATCATTGACCCATTTAACGAACTTGATATTGATTGGTCAAACATCATGAACAGCGTTAAAACTGAATTAGATGCGTTACTTTGGTGGGCGAAAAAGAACAACTACATCCCCATACTAACGAACCACGTTACCGATGTTCAAGAAATCAGATATACGGCAGAAAGCAAGTTAACATACATGATTTCACCACCGGCTAAAAAAGAGAAATGGGCATACGGGCAACAATGGGCGCGCAAAGGCTACCAAATGATCCTAGTCTATGAGCCGCACAAAGCGATGCAAGAGGATAAAGCAAACGATGGAGATAAAGAGATGGAACACAGCATTGAACACTTCCACAACGTGCGAGAAATATACGTTCAAAAGTCAAAGCCTAAAGGAGTTGGAAAGACTGGAATGTTTAGGCTTTTCTACGATAGAAAGAAACAACGCTACTACAACATCGACAGCTTGAATTATCGAATTGGTATGCCTGGAATTAAAATTACCGAATAATGAATATATTTGACATTGAAGACTCACCCGTAAATGCCTTAGCGAGTATCACCATTATGCTGAACAAAATTAAATCTAAAGCACCGGATCACGAGTTTATACCAATGCTTGAAACGGTTGAGGCAACACTAAGGAAAATGCGGGAACACAACCAAAAGATAAACGCGGAAAACCTTTTACTTGGTAGAACACTAGCAAAGATGGGTTTTGATGATGTGACCGAAAGATTCGAAAAGGAAATAGAATGAAACCAGTTAGCGTCCCTTGTATGGTGGCGTGGGACGAAGTGGAATGCACTATACAAATTGTTAGCCATTGAAAGTTTTTCTTGCTTTTTAAATTCGCTTCAAACTAACTTTGCTAAATGGCAAGGTCAGTAGAGTTACAAATTCAACAAGCGGTTTGTGATTACGTTCGGTTCAAATATCCAAAGGTAAGGTTCATCTCAGACCTTAGTGGTTTAAAGTTATCGATGGGATTGGCTAAGAAGGTGAAGTATCTGAAAAGCCATCGAGGTTGCCCTGACATTATCATTCTAAAACCGAATCAAAATTATTGCGGATTGTTCATTGAATTGAAGACATCAATTGAAGAAGTTATGACAAAAAGTGGCACTCTAAAAAAGGATAAGCACGTTGAGGAGCAAGCTAACTTTCAACATTACTTGAATGAGAATGGATATTTTGCGACTTGGGGGTTTGGCTTTGATCACGCTTGTCAAATCATAGACAACTATCTTATGAATCCTAAGTCTAAGAAAAAGAATGGTTAAAATATACGATGCTGCTTGGTTCGAGCAACCTGAGAACCCATATGACGATGACCCTGTTCTAAAAAACGCTTTCGCGCATTTTAAGGAGGATATAAAAGTCAGAGAGACATTTAAAATCGCTATCTATCCAGTCGACATCAAGACAGTTTTAAGTACAAAGCTGAGTGATTACGTTGTGATTCAACTCGACAATATGATGGCATATTATATAAAATCTAGCATCGAGGACATTGTCGCAGATATAGAATTCGCAAATGAATCTATTGAGTAAGTTATATGAACGGCACAATGAATGGATTAAGATGGCTGAATCCTTTGGCGTGGACGATTACGCAGAAGACATTGTGATGGAAATGTATTGTAAATTAAACCACTATGTTAAGAATCCTGCGCGGATAATGTTCAATGAGCAGGAAGTCAACACAATGTACATTTACATAACCATACGAAACTTGTGCGTTGATCTTATGAGAGCGCGAAACAAAGTCATAAAATACGGAGAAGAGCATCTTGATAAGTTAGCGCAAACCATAGCCGACACACCTTACCCAATAGAAATTGATGAACAAATTGAACTGATGCTTCAAGCGATGGAGGAGGAGGTAAAAGACTGGTCGTGGTATGACGCGAAACTTTGGCAGATATACCACACGAAAAATTATTCAATTCGTCAACTCAGCAGCGAAACAAAAATCAGCGTCAGTTCAATCTTTAACACCTTAAAAAATGGCAAGAAAAAAATCATCAGTCGCATCGAAGAAAACAGAAACTAAGTCAGAAGGCTTAGGCGATACGATTGAAAAAATCACAGAAGCAACTGGTATCAAAAAGGCGGTAGAAGTCTTTCACGAATTGACTGGTTTTGATTGTGGATGTGAATCAAGAAAAGAGAAACTCAACCGCTTGTTTAGTTATCGCAAACAACCTGAATGTATGACAAAGGAACAGTTTGAACTTTGGGGCGAGTACAAGAACTTTGACAAGCGGAAGGTCAGACTGTACGTTGAAACAGTCTATCCGATTATAGCCAAATTGCATAGCGAGATTTTCAAACATCGCTATAAAGAACCTTGCGGATGCAATCCGAGAATATGGCAAACTTGGACTGAAGACCTGAATAAACTTTACAAACTCTATAAAGAAGAACTCGATGCCAATACCTATTTCAATCTGGAAGATTGATGTGTTACCATTACACTACCATCGCAGGTGAAACAAATATAAAATAAATATTTAAATGACAAAGACTGAAGTATCAAAAAAGGCAATGATTGAAGCGTTAGAGAAATCGCTCGGCATTGTAACGTCAGCCTGCAAATCTGTCGGAATTAGTCGATGGACACACTACCGATGGATGCAAGAAGACGAAGAGTATAAAAGGTCTTGCGAAGACATTAAAGACATCAGTTTGGACTTTGCCGAGAGTCAGTTATTTCAACAAATAAAGGATAATAACACAACCGCCACGATTTTCTACTTAAAGACTCAAGGCAAGCATCGAGGATACATCGAGCGACAAGAGGTGCAAACAACTGGGGACAACCTATTCAACATCCATATCATTGGCGCAGACGATTCAAACGAATAAGGTCTTTGACCATCTTCTGAAGTCAACCAAGCGAATTACCATCGAACAAGGTGGAACGCGGTCAGGTAAAACTTACAACATTCTTCTTTGGTTGATTTTTAGTTTCAGCACAAGCAACAAAGAGAAAATTATCACGATTTGCCGAAAGACATTTCCATCTCTTCGTGCTTCGGTGATGCGCGACTTTTTTGAGATACTACGAGGCTATGACCTTTATCGTCAAGAATATCACAACAAGTCTTCGAGCGAATACTATCTGAATGGTAATTTGGTTGAGTTCATTTCTTTAGACCAGCCTCAGAAAATCAGAGGACGTAAACGAAACTTGCTTTACATCAACGAGGCGAATGAACTGAACTTTGAAGATTGGCAGCAGTTGATTATGCGAACCGAAGGTAAGGTCATTCTTGATTACAATCCTTCTGATTCATTCCATTGGATTTACGATAAAGTAGTGCCGAGAGATGATGCCGATTTCTACCAAACCACCTATCTCGACAATCCATTTTTAGATGACACGATTAAAACTGAGATTGAAAGGTTAAAGGATACGGACGAAGATTACTGGCGAATTTATGGATTAGGTGAGCGCGGTAAATCACGAGCGACCATTTTTCAATTCAGCATTGCCGATGAAGTTAAAGGCGTGCTAATTTCAATGGGATTGGATTTTGGTTTCACAAATGACCCGACTTGCTTGGTTAAGGTTTACAAGGATAATGACACATTAATCATTGACGAGTTGTTATATCATACCAACCTCACGAATCAAGACATCGCTCAAAAGTTAGCCGAGTTAAATGTCTCGCGTTACGATGAGATATTCGCGGATAGCGCAGAGCCAAAGTCAATCGAAGAATTGCATCGCATGGGTTACAACATAAAGCCAACTGCCAAAGGTCAGGATTCAATCATGGCAGGTATAGATATGCTGAAGCGTTACCGCATTCAGGTGACAAGACGAAGCCTCAATACAATTAAAGAATTTCAGAACTACAAGTGGCAAGAAGACAAAAATGGCAATCTATTAAACCGACCAATTGACTCATTCAACCATTCAATCGATGCGGTGAGGTATGCGGTTTGGAATAAGTTGAGCAAACCGAATTATGGCAAATATGCTTTGCATTAAAACTCCTGAGATACACATCGGTTTTTTTGCGTTAATTAAGTATGAAGATAACCTTTGAAGTGCCAGCCACTATTTACGACCTTGAACTAGGTCGGTATCAAGAATTCGAAAACATCATATCCTCAAATAAGGATTTGGAAGGAATGGACAATTTCCTCACGATGAAGATGGTTTCTATCTTCTGCAACTTTACTTTGCAAAATCTTGAGAAGATTCCAGTCAAGGATTACGAAAAGGTAGTAAGCCATTTGAATAGTCTGTTTAAGGACAAAGGCAAATTCAAAGAGATAATTGAGATTGACGGAATCAAGTTTGGCTTCATTCCTAAACTGGACGATTTAACACTTGGCGAATACGTTGACATTGACAGCTACATCAAAGAGGTTAAGCACTACCATAAACTAATGGCGGTTCTGTATCGTCCAATCATTGCTAAAATCGGAAACAGTTATGTCATTGAACCTTACGAAGGTTCGGATAAATACGCTGAGACTATGCGAAAGGCATCCGTTGGTCACACGATGGGAGCATTGCTTTTTTTTTGGAGTTTAACCGCAGAATTGTTAACCGCTACGAAGAACTATTTAGTGGAGGAATCGAAGAAAACGAGTATGGAGAACGGACAACCTTTGCTCGGAAATTTGGCTGGTATCAGTCAATCGACCATCTCTGCGCTGGAGATGTCACTAGAATTAATGATGTCACAAAACAATCTATACATACCTGTTTCCTTAAATTAACCTTTGACAAAGAAAAGAACAGAATAGAAGCAAACGAAATAAAAAGAAGACACGCACGATGAGACAATTCTATGACGTAACCACTAAAATCAAAGACACGCTTTACGCTGACCCAAACGTGAACACAGTAACGCTGGGCGATATTAGCGAAGTGGATTTAGCGAAACAAAGCATCTTTCCTTTAGCGCATATCATACCTTCGAATGTATCGCTTGACGGACGCACGATGTCGATGCGTTTTACAGTCATTTGTATGGATGTGGTTGATATGAGCAAAGAAGATATAAGAACGCAGAATGATGTTTTCTTTGGGCAGAATGATCTTCAAGATATTTGGAACACTCAGCTTGCAGTTGTCAATCGCTTGGTAGAGGAATTAAGGCGCGGAGATTTGTTTGACGATGGTTATCAAATCGAAGGCACTATAAGCGCAACACCTTTTAAGGATAGGTTCGAGAATCTGCTTGCTGGTTGGTCAATAGATATAGATGTGATTGTCGGCAATGTTGAAATCTGTGTGTGATGGATGAGATGCTAACATCAACAACTGGAATCGTTGCCGCTATCGTAGCAATCATTGGCGCGCTTGGTATCAAGGAGTTTTGGAAAATATGGCAGCGCAAGATTGAATTGAATGCGGAATCAGACCATAAATCAGATGAGCGATTGACCGAATGCGAAAACAAGATTGAAGCGTTAAGAGTCGAGAATACCAATTTAAAGGTCAAGGTTGCGAAGCTGGAGGAAAGATTGTTAGTCACTACAAAAACACGAGTAAAAAATGCCAAAAAAGCAGAGTAAACGAGGTGAGGTTTTACAAGAGTTTGCCGACCGCATTGTCAAGTTGGCGAAGATTAATATTGGCGCGACTCAGACTGTGACATCACCCTCAACTGGTAGAAGTTACAAAAAGAGAATCGATAATACTGGTGCGCTTAGAAATTCAATAGATTCAGAAATTATAGAGCGAGATGATAAAGGTCGCTTTGTAAGTGCTTTCGTAAGTTTTGAAATGTTGGATTATGGATACTATGTCGATGCAGGAAGAAGAGCAGGCAAAGGTATTCCAACCGCACCATTGATTTCTTGGATTCGCTCCAAACCATTAAGAATGCGCGACAAGGATGGGCAATTCGTCAAGATGACTGAGGCAAGAGTGAAGTCATTAGCGTTTCTAATTTCAAGAGCCGCGAAGACTTACGGCATGAAGCCAACCAATTTCATCAGCGAACCATTAGAAGATGAAACACCCAAGTTTGCTGATGAAATAACCGAAGCCATTGCATCGGACAATTTAGAATATATCTCATTACAATTTGACGCAATAGATAGTAAAAATGCCAACCAACCTAAAAGACCATAGACCGATATACGCTCGCAGTCCATTCTTTATAAACTGCGAACCGACAACTGGAAGCATTACCGAAGCCGTTTTGACTTTGAATGTTCAGCGAGGCAGCCGAAACAATTCAATCTCTTCGATGACAGACTTGGCTTCGTACACTTTAACCAAGACAAACGCAATAAACAACACGATTGTCTTTGACATTGCGCCACTTATTCGAGATTGGTTCGAGCATAATTACAATGCTAATATTCGGATGATTCAATTTGAAGAAAGCACGAATGCGAATATGAGTTACCAACCGAATCCAGTTAGTCAACAAGGTAGGTATGTAACAATTTTAAAAGACACAACAGAATTCTGCGATGTAGAAGTTGGTGATTTGTTTTGGCTTCAAACTCCAGCGTTCACCGATTGCGCTACATCTTGGACAGAATCAGCTTGGGTGGTTGAATTAATCGAAGTGACAAGCACATACTACAAATTCGATGTTGGTGACACGAATAAGGCTAAAATGAAATGCTTAATTGACACCATCGTTTCTTTGCCGTATGCCGCTAAGGTCACTTTAAAAACAAATGCTGAAGAGCAAGAAATTGTATTCGTAAAGGTCAGAAAGCAAATCACAGATGGAGGTGCAGGCAGCGATACAACCACATATTACACCGCAGCTTATGCGTATGCGAACTATCGAGATGGCGTGAACTTTCTACCAACAACTGGCGCAACTGGTGATTATGGAAATCCTGACTGGACACCTGCCGAACCATTAGGCACAGATGTCACGATTATGGCAACGAATTGTTATCGGCAAATGGGCGAAAACAGTTACGTTGTTCTACCAATCTTTAGCGGTGAATTCGATGATGCAAATCCAAACTTAGAAACTTTCGCTCGGATTAAATGGGGAGGTGGCGATACTTGGCTCACCGATAGTCAACCTGATACGAATACATACCTACACAAACTTGTCACAAGTGATTTCGCCATTGACGAAGTTGAGTATGCAGTTACTTATATAGGTTTAGGCAAAAAGAATTTGTGCGACCAATGGATAGAAGGGCAGCCTTATCTCAGAGTCGCGCATATGGTAAGCGCAGATGCATTCGGAGTTATTACCGCAGGCACATCTAATGACATGGCAGTTGTCAATGACAACCAAGTGTTAAGGTACGAGATTATATGCGAACCGAAGTATGATGTGATTGACTGCCTATTCATCAACAAATTCGGATATTGGGATTCGTTTAGTTTCTTAAAGAAATCCATTGAGCAGTTCGATGTCACCGATTCGTTTTACAACACATTGGTCGGAGATGTGGTAGATGGAGCATACACTTACAACGTCAACGATAGGCAGAAGGTCAGGTTCAACACCAACGGAATGAAATCAATGACTGTCAATACTGGCTTTGTGAATGAATCATTCAGCTTATTGCTTCAGGAGATAATGATGAGCGAAGTGATTTATCTAATCATAAATGACGAATTCTACCCAGTCAACATCAACACGAAATCGGTGCAGTTGCTGAAATCAGTCAATGACAAAAACATCAATTATCAAATGTCTTTTGAATTTGCATATAACGAGATTCAAAGCGCGATATGAAACTAAACACATTACTTTATATCGACAACCAGCGTGTTGATTTTTTCGATGATGAGCCTATCGAACTAAATAAGTCGGTTAAGAATTTCAGAGCATTGGACAAAATCTTTAGCGACTACTCTCAGTCATTCAACATCCCAGCTTCGGGTAATAACAATGTAATTCTAAGCCATTGGTACGAACCCGATGTCACAATCGGTTTTAATCCTGCCATTTCGATTCCTGCGCGAATTGAAATCAATCATCTTCCATATAGAACTGGCTATGTAAAAATCGAGAAAGCGCAAATCAAACAAGGCGAAATTTATAGCTATGCTCTTACATTCTATTCTGAAACTCGTGGATTAAGCGAATCGTTTGGAGAAGATTTGCTAACAGAATTAAATCTCCGTTCGTATCGATTAAATTATTCAAGTTTTGACACCGCGCTAACAAGCAGCACATCGAGTGGTAACGTCATCATTCCATTGATCAGTCCAGTCCGCGCATGGAACTATAAAGCGACCACAGATGCTGATTCTATTAAGTACAGTTCAAGCGGTCAAGATTATGGATTGATGGAATACGAACTAAAGCCAGCGATTAGAATCGGACGAGTAATTGATGCTATAGAAACGAAATACGGAATCACCTTTGATTCAGATTTCTTTGATTCGGCAGATTTTGAGAATTTATATTTATGGGGAAGTAATGCCGCAGGATACACGAAAGAATATGCGAACAATTTCACAAGACTGTTAGAAGATCAGACGCCTACACAACCTCCTCCGTTCAATTTCTATGATACCATGTATCACGAATTCGTAGTAACAGACTCAACTGGAATCAACACAAATACGTTTGAAGTCACTATAAATATGTTCGATGATGATGCGGTTTATGATCTTATTGCCTTCGACACAACTGGACAGACGATACTCGCCCAAGTCAATGGATTAGTAGGCGATAGTTACACCGAGATATTAATTGACAGACCAGCAATGGGGCAACCGAATCAAACTATCTTTTTCGCGGTTTTGTGCAATACTGCAACAAAATTCACCTTCAATATTGTCACCAATTATGGAGTGATAATCGAAGCAATTACCTACATCGACATCTTGCTTGGTACTTACCATTTTACAAATTCAACTTACAGTGAATCGTTAACTGGTCAGACGAGAGATGTTGCTGGTAACTTGCCAAAGATGAAGGTCGCGGATTTTATAAGTGGACTAATCAAGGCTTTCAATTTGGTGGTGATTCCAAACAGTTCAACGTCATTCTATGTTGAACCATATGACGATTGGTTAGCTGACGGAGGAGAGGTTAACCTCAGCAAATATGTAGAAACGGATAAAGATGTGATGCCTGCTTCATTGTATGGATTGATTCATTTCAAGTATTCAGATACTGCGTCAATATTGAATAAACGCTTTACCGAGAATTTGAACAATTTCAGGCAGTATGGTGACCTCAAGGCGAACATCGTGGATTCAAATGGTGACCCTTTAAGCACAAAAACATTCGAGATAGAGTTACCATTCACGAACCTTCTTTATTCACGTTTAACTAATAGAGCAGGAGATAACAGTTTGACTAAAATATTAGTCGGCTCGATGTTTGACATCAATCTGCAACCGATAACTGAGAAGCCAATAATTTTCTACAAAGCTGATAATATTGACATCTCAGCAACATCAATAGCGACAAAAGCATATGCTAGCAACAGTTGGTCAAGTCGCACCACTTACAACCTATGCTTTCAGTTTAATACTGATGACGATAGTTACACGCATTCGTTAAATTGGGGAGGCGAAGTTAATCCGTACACATTGAACGATGCGACTGGTACAAGTCCTTCACTATACAATGATTATTGGGAGGATTATATCACCGACCTCTACAACTTAGCGAATAGACGCTTTTCGTTAAAGGCATATTTGCCGCTTTCAATTATTAGTACCATTAAGCTGAATGACCAAATCATCATAGGCACGAATCGGTATTTAATCAATGAAATGAAATTGAACCTATCGACTGGCGAAGCAAATCTTGAACTTGTAAATTACATAAACTAATGTTGAAGCTCATTATTGATTTATTGCAAGCAGATGAATGGTTAGAAGCTGGCGAATCAGTTCAAATCGCTAAAGGAAAAAACAAGATTCCGCAGAATTGGAAAGAAATTAAATCACACTTTAAAAGACTAAGAAATGGCAGACGTTAAGAAGACTATTCAAATTGATATTGTAACCAATAAAACAAATCTTAAAAATTTTGATAAAGATGCTCAAAGTGCGAAACAGTCCATTGA